CAGTCGCGGCCTGCCGCAGGTGATCCGCACCGACAACGGCAAGGAGTTTTGCGGCAAAGCGATGGTTGCCTGGGCGCATGACCGGGGTGTGCAGCTACGGCTCATCCAGCCGGGCAAACCAAACCAGAACGCCTACGTCGAATCGTTCAACGGCCGGCTGCGCGACGAATGCCTCAACGAGCACTGGTTCCCGACGTTGCTGCATGCGCGCACCGAGATCGAACGCTGGCGACGCGAATACAACGAGGACCGACCCAAGAAAGCAATTGGCGGCATGACGCCGTCCGCTTATGCCCAACATCTGGCAAACACCGATATCATCAACCCCGGACTCTAAACCCGACCGCTACTCAGGGCGGGGGGACGTCGGAGTCTAGCGAAAATGTGGGAAGCCTGGGGAGGTGAAAGGCTGATAGTCAGCTGATCTTTTCTCACAGATCGCGACTGTAGGAGGCCGATCTTGACGAGCTAAGACAAATCCTCACGATAGTTGCAGAATGATCTCCTCATTCCCCGCTGCTTATACATAATTCTACTTCCTAGCGGGCGTTCGTTTGAGGGCCGAGGCTCCTGGCCTGCCCATCAGCGCGCTCCGTATCCAGCTTGGCTTTCCCCTCGCCCGCCGAGGACTTCCGGATGACGAGTTCAGTCTGAAGCAAGTGCTGATACGCAACCCGCCGGCAACGTTTCTTAGTATCCCGAGACCACAAAAAAGGCACTTGAACACGCGTTCAAGTGCCTGCTATCTATTGGTGGGCCCACCAGGATTCGAACCTGGAACCAAAGGATTATGAGTCAGACCATTTAAATTTATAAATCAGATACTTAGACCACACAATTTTCCCGACAGGAAGCGTTGAGACCATTGAAAATGCGGGGTCTGCCCACGTTTTTTTACCGCTGAAGCTGCGAATGAAACAAGGTCCTAGCGCTCGGGCAGCGACGGCATGACACCTCCGCGCACTAGCAGACACAAGTCACTGTGGAACAAGCATTCATTGACCGGCCAAAATCCCGCTCAAAAAAAAACCCCGCTTGGCGGGGCTTTTTTCGCATGAGCAACTGAATCAAGCCGCGCTCAGCGCCTCGCATCGAGCAAACGCGTCATCGAGATGCTGATCGATAGCGTCCAGCTCAGCGAGCACTTCGCCAGCCAGAGCGATGAGATCGTTCCTGTTCTTCGGTTGCGCAAGAGCGTACAGATCAAAGTTCAGGGAAGCGCCGTTCATGATAATTCTCCAATGTGCTACGGGTTGTGGGGTTAGATCTGCGCCTGATTTCTCAGGTCATTCATGATCCTTTCGTACTCGTACTGGTCGTCGCTCTTCAGCGCCGCAGCCAGTAGCTTCATGCTCAAGATGCACTGTTTCGAGTTGAGAGCATTTCTCGTTTCGTCGTGCGCTAGCTGACCACTATCCAAGAACTTGGTGAGGGCGAAGTCAGCGAACTCAAAACCCTTCAACACATCCTCGATGCTAGGGTTCAGGTTCTCGGCAAAGGTCACATACTCAAAAGTCTCATGCGCCTTGATCAGTCTGTTCACTTGGCCCATCACGCGGCCCCAGATGCGAGCTAACAGCTCAGGTAGCGCATCTTCACTAAACCTACTTTCATCAATCATCAAAAGCCTTCCTTGTCAAGAGCAACCACTTTACTTAGAGCTCCGAGCTCGCGAGTTATGCATTCGCGGATGTTGAAGCACTTGCTAGTTGTTTGCCAGTACTGGTTCTCATAATTGCTCCTGGGCATCATCAAATAAAACGCATGAAGGAAAATTGTCCATTCTTTTCAAGCACTTGAATGGATAAATGAATCGACACAGCAAACATCTTGTTAGGTTCTTCGGCTTGCTCCGCGAGATCTTTAGCCCGAAATGCGCAAAATTCTCAGTTTCACACCCTAATGAGAATGAATAAAAGCTGAACAATTCCCTTTTTCCCTAAGGGGCTGCACTGTAGTTACGACGTGCTTTCAACGTCTCGCCCTTTGAGACGCAGGGTCGCCAGAGTTTGCGTAATGTTGTCCCTGCCCCCACCCCATACCTACGCCCATCTGCTCGGGCCGACCTGCCTAGATCCGGCTCCCTTGCAGCTGCCCCTCAGCGCGCTCCGGATCCGACTCGGTTTCCCCTCGCCCGCTGAAGACTTTCAGGACGACGAGCTCGATCTGAACCAGGTGCTGATCCGCAACCCGGCGGCCACATTCCTCTACCGCGCCGAGGGCTGGAGCATGCTTCTCGCTGGCGTATGCGACGGGGACATCCTGGTCGTTGACCGCTCTGTGCGTCCGATCAATGGCGACATGGTGCTGGCCATTTGGGACGGCAATCAGCCGGTCTGCAAGATCCTTCAGGTCGCGGTCGACCACATAGAGCTCCACAGCCGCAGCCCACACTGCGCGCCGATCGTCCTGGCGCCAGGCACAGAGGTCGAGGTGTTCGCGGTCGTGGGCGTGGTCCGCCAGGTCACGCGCGCTCATTCCCGCGCTGGCCGCTGATGTTCGCGTTGATCGACGGCAACAACTTCTACGCCAGCTGCGAGCGGGTGTTCCAGCCCGAGCTGCGCGGCAGGCCGTTGGTCGTTCTGAGCAACAACGATGGCTGCGCCATTGCTCGATCGGACGAGGCCAAGGCGCTAGGGGTGACGATGGGACAGCCCATCCACAAGGTACCCATGCAGATCCGCCGGCGGCTGGCGTTGCGCTCCGCAAACTTCGGTCTGTACGGCGACATCGCCTCGCGCATCGGCGTGATCCTTCGCCAAGCCGCGCCACGTGTGGAGGTGTACTCCATTGACGAGTCGTTCCTCGACCTGGCCGGGATCCGCGATCGCCGGCAGCTCGCGGTCGACCTACGCGAGCGCGTTCACCAATGGACTGGCATCCCGAACTGCATCGGCATCGCGCCTACGAAGACCCTGGCCAAGTTGGCCAACCGGGTCGCCAAGGATGCGGCGCGCAAACCGGGCAGCTACCCGGCCGATCTGGCCGGCGTCTGTGACTTGGCAGCGCTCAGTGCAAGCGAGCTCGATGCCGTGCTGCGGGCCACGTCAGTTGGCGACCTCTGGGGCGTTGGTAGGCGCTGGAGCGCCAGGCTGCAGGCACGCGGTGTGTATACGGCAGCGGATCTGCGGGACGCGGCTGCAGACGACCTGCTCGCGGAGTTCGGAGTGGTGATGGCGCGCACGCAGCGCGAGCTGCAGGGTCACGCCTGCCTCGAGCTTGAAGAGGTCGAGCCAGACCGGCAGCAAATCATGGTCAGCCGATCGTTCGGGACATGGGTAAGCGACCCGCAAGATATGTCAGAGGCGCTGGCCACCTTCGCCATGCGTGCCACCGAGAAGCTGCGCGCTCGCGGATTGACGTCGAGCGCGATTGGCATCTTTGCCGAAACGGACTCGTTCAAGCCGGGCGTACCGCAGCACAACCCATCACGCACGGCCCCACTCGCCTCCGCCACTTCTGACAGCCGCATCGTGCTCACGACTGTACGCAGGCTGTTCCAGGGCTTCATGCGAGAAGGCTTCGCATACAAAAAGGCCGGCGTGTGCCTGATGGATCTAGCCAAGCCTGAAGACCTGCAGGGCGACCTATTCACTCCAGCTCGCATCGGCGACGAGAAGCTGATGAGCGCCTTGGACGCTATCAACCGACGCTTCGGGCGGGGTACGGCCGGCCTCGGTGCAAGCGGGTGGCAGAACTCCCCATCATGGGCTTCGCGGCAAGAGCTCTTGTCGGGACGCTTCACTACCTCACTGGCAGATCTTCCGCGCGCCACGTGCTGATCGCGCGCCGGCAGGCCTGACTCAGGCGGCTCGGACTGGCTCCAATTTCTGCGGCAACGTGCAGGCCTGGCCATCCACGAGAGATGGGCGGTCGATGCGCGTGTGCTCAAGCGTATAGGCAAGTGCGGTGGCCGGAGCCCCGTTCCAGGCCCCTAATAGGCAAATTTTGGGATGCCCATCGGGAGAAGGTAATTTAGGTAATCCGCCCTCATAAATGCACATATCCATATATTTATCAATCACTTACACAACAATATCAAAGGTAATTAAAGGGTAATCTAGAGGTAATGGGATTACCTTTTAGGGAGGTAATCAAGCTCCCAAAAAATACCCTTAAAATTCAATGACATAACTTTTTTATGGGAGGACAATTACCTTAAATCACCCCAAAAGGTAATCTATAATTTCCTATTTAAATCAGTTGCTTAGGCCCTATTTCAGGTCTCGGATTACCGATTACCTCGTTCCGATGGTCATTTGCCGAAATGCGCCCGGCGGTCAAGCCGAGGAAAGCAGCCGTACCCACCCGCAAAGCGCCCTAGGCGCGCAGGGATCTGCAGGGAAGAGAGGCCCCCCTGAATCGTACGGATCGGTAACAGCAGCGCGCCCTAGGCACACCCTGCGGGGGTGCAGCGAAAACAGTGCACGAAGCCCGCAGGCGTGGCGGGGCGACGATTGCGCGCGCCGGGGCCAGCGGGCAGGGTTCCGGAAGATGGACAGCCGCCGGCCGTTCCGCCCCATCCCTCGCGGGTCATCGGTTCAGTCAGTGATCTGACCAGATCTGCGCTGATGCCCGCCGACTGCATCTGCCATGCAACATCGTGGCGGGGGTCACCACACACCAAGGGATAGCGATCGATGCCTTGTCGGGAATTCCCTACTGCGTCGCGTATCCGACACAGGCATCATGTAAGCCAGCAAAGCGCAACATCGTTCCTAACGCGTTGCTTTATTGGGAACGCCACTATCGAGACGCGACGCTGTTAACGTGAATGAGCCGAAATGACATCAGACAACAAGCCAAAAAAAGGCGAGTTCTTCGTCCTAACACTCGATTCCCGCATCCCTGGACCAGGGCATGGCGTTGTTTTTGACAATGAGAAGGAACTACTCACGCCGCCAAAGCGGAGCCTGAGGCCTTGGGAGGGTGGATTCCCTCCGCTACGTGAAAAGCCGCGGTTGATTTACGAGCCCAAGAAAGGCGATATGCCGCAACATCTCGAAGGCATGTTTAGCGGTTACTGGCTCATTTCCGATAAATTAAAAAATATATTTGAGCGAACAGACCCTCTAGCTTTCGAATTCGTCGAAACTGAATTTTTAATGCCTGATGGCACATCTGGACCCACCCACTTCCTTTGCGATGTCATTCGCGCGCTAGATGCAGTCGACGAGGGGAATTCAGAGTTAAGGATCGAACTAGGTAGTGAGTACGTAAACGGCAAGGCTTATAACTTCAGCGGCGGCGCAAAGCTATCGTTCCGCAAAGATGTCATTGGATCCGCACATATTTTCCGATTAAGCCATTCTTTTTCGATATTTTGTGACCGCTTGATGCTGGACGCAATTAGGTCGGAAGGCATCTCCACAGCTGACAACTCAGGCGGGCTTTGGTTTTATGACGCGGCAGATTGGAGCGATGTCTAGAGCGGGATCGACAAATCATCTATGCCAACGAAATTTACCCACTTTCGCGACCACCATCTAATTGAGCAGCGAATCCTGCCCAACGACCCTCTTTTGCAGGAACTAAAGAGCGCCGGCATATTTAATATCCACTCCGATAGAAATTTAATATATCTTCCGACAAGGCCGGATTTTGCACATCAACTTGGAATCACGCCTCATAGCGGCGTGCACATCGCCGAGAATCAACGAGGAATAATCGATGAGCTAAAGTTCTATCGACAAACAGTTGATTACCAGTTATTCGACCAAGGCGATTTAGAGGCAGGGAAGCGCCTAGCGGGAAGGGTTGAACGGTTCCAAGATTTTTTGCGGATCGGCTTATCCAATGGCGATTTGCACCTCAATGCGCCGTTAGGAAAGACAGCAAACGATATCAGAGATGAGACAAGACAGTTTTTTGCACAGCGGCCGGACTACATCAATAAAGAGGCTGTCCAAATCACTGCAATTAACTCCATGCAGGGCGAGGAGCTTGGTTGGCGAGCAATCGCACATTCTGAAAAACGCATTACAACAACCCTACTCGAAATCTCGCGCTCCGATGCCAATTTGACTCGTGGTGGTGATGAGATAGGTGCACGTAACCGATTGAGCCAGGCTATCTCCCAAGCACATACCGCAGGCCGGCTAACGCTCTCTGAGCAAGGCATCATGCAGGTCGAAAACGTTCTCGGCGAAGAAGCAGCACGGCCGCTGCGGATACCGCCAAGCCAACGCGGCTTCGCCACCGCCGAGCTGCTGGCAGGCGATCTATCCGCAGGCCAGGCACTGCGCACCGCCGGCCTGCTCGCCACCGCCGCCGACACGGTGATGACCGGACAACGCGCCACGCAGTTCCTCGGCCAGGACAATCCGCTCGCTGCGCAGTCGGAGCTGGCACATTTCGCCGGCCGCAATGTCGGTGGCTGGGCCGGCGGTACCGCCGCTGCCTACGCGCTGGGTAGCTCGGGCGCCGGGCCGATGGTGCTGATCGCAGCCGATGCGTATTTCTTGAGTACCGCTGGCGAGAAGGCCGCCGCGTTGCTCGACAACCGCGCCATCTACACCCAGACCGATCGCGAGGGCACGCAGTGGTCGTTCAACGGCACCGCCTGGGCGCGCGAGGGCAAGGCTGACACCACCAACGACGGGGTAGACAACCCCACCTCCACCCCCATCGTCGCCAGCTACGAAAAGGCACGCGAGCTCAATTACCAGGCCACCAACGCCGCTGCAGCGCTCGCGCTCAAAGATGCGCCCGTTCCGCAGGATCCATATCGCCAGCCGGCCAATGCCACTGACCGCCCCAGCCTGAGCAGCGCCGACTGGCGACGCGATGCAGCGGACGGTCAGTGGCATCGGCTGGTCAAGGCCGAGATCTCTGGCGCCAATGATCGCGGCAGCTACGTGCAAGAGACCGCCTTGCCGCACCGCAAAGCCGAACTGGACGCGCAGGCGCAGGACACCATCGCCCGCAACATCGCCAACAGTCCCGGCGCGATCGCTGCGCGCTACGAACTGGCGCACCACCGCAGCGGCTGGGCGGCCGATGGCCTGCCGATATCGCCAGCGGTGCAGCAGGCGCTGCCCGATCCGGATGCCTTGACCGCCTCGAACGGCCAGCGCTACTACCGCGACATCGAAGGCCAGTGGACAAGTAACGGCGCACCACCCGATGGCAACCGCGTGCTGGAACTGGAGACCACGCGCGCGATGCTGCAACCGGCACTGGCCGGGCAGGCGCAGGCCATTGCCGCCATCCGGCAGTCTCCGCAGGACGTACAAGGCGAGCAGACGCTCTACCGCTATCGCATCGTCGGCACCGAGTTGCAGCCGCAATGGCGTGAAGCGATCGAACTGGCGACGCAACGCACCCGCGAAGCAGAGGGACTTGCGGGCGATGGCGCGATGCAGTTGCAGCGTGGCCCTAGTGGCACCTTCGGCGCCGATAGCCCGATTGCGCATCTGCAACGCGGCCCCGATGGCGTAGAGCGTATTGCAGCAGTCACCAGCACCGAGGACATCCGCCAGGCACTGCAGGAGGTGCAGGCGCGGCAGAACCCAGCCCTGCCGATACGGCAGCTGGCCTCTGCGCCTCGCTCATCGGACGGATCCGCAGATGGGGACACGTCGTCTTCCGCCCCATCCAACCAGCATGCCCTCGACGTGCAGGCGCGGGGCCAGGCGGCCAGCGCCGCGCAGGAGCGTCAGGAACGGCAGCAGGAGGACCGGCAAGCGCAAGACCAGCAGTTGGCGCAGGCACGCGCGCACACGCTGCAGGAGCAGACCTCGCACGAAGACCGAGCGCAGGACGCTCAGGCGCTGCAGGCACATGCATTGCAGGAGCTTCGCCAGCAAGAGTCGCAACAGCTGGAGCAGCAAGAACGCCAGACACAGGCTGCCCAGCAACGCGAACAAGTCCAGCAGCAGGCGCACGACACCCAACAGCGCGAACAAGCGCAGCAGCAGGCCCAGGAGACACAGCAGCGCGAGCAGGAAACACGCCAGGCCCAGGACGACCAGCAGAGCCAGCAGGAACGCCTGCAGGCGCAGACGGTGCAACATACCGAGCAACAGCCGCTGCACGCCCAAGCGGCTCCACTACGCGAGCAGGAGCCGGCACAGGAAGCCGTCTCGCGCGAGCCGTCGTCGCTCCATGCGCAAGACACATCGCCGCGCCAGCCCGAGCAGCGGTCTACCCCGGATGACGTCGCCCAACGGCCCCAGGAGCAGCTGGCAGAGCTTGCGCAAGCACAGGCATCCGACGTGGCGCAGCAGCGGCCGCAAAGCCAACAAGCGCAAGAAGAGAGACCGCAGGAAGCCCAGCAGCAGACAGCCCAGAGCGCGGCTATCGCGCAGACAGCACCGGCAGATCAGCAGCAGGTTGCGGACCTGCACAGCGGCCAACGGCCGATGACGGCGCAAGCCTCGGATGCGCAGCAAGATGCACCTGCCCAGCAGCCCGAGCAGCCGGCGGACGCGTATCTGGCCCAGGCGGCGCCCCCGCCTTCTGCGCCATCGCTCGCCACCGCGGTGGCCGCAGAACAGCGCAACGAGCAACAGGCGCGCACGCCACAGGCTCAAGCACTGGAAGCACCAGATACTCCTGCAGCGTTGCCAGTGTCCGCGCACCTCGCGCAAGCGCCAGGGCCATCGCTGGAGATGCCGATCGCTGGCCGCTCCGTCGACGCCCCCGAAGACGCGGCCGATGCGCGCGAGCCGCTTTCCGCGTCCTTGGCAGATGAGCACGACCGTCCTGCCGCTGTGCCCGTCGATCAGAACTCCTGGGAGGAAATAGAGCGCTCCATGCGTGAGCTGCGCATCCAACTCGAACAGGAGCTCGAAACAGAAAACCGCGTCGCAGAAGCGCGGCAGGCGCGCGTGGACCGTGGTGAGCGGCCGTTTACCGAGTTGGAATTGCGTGAAGGGTACGATCCGGATGGCCCCTCTGGACTGAGACCACCACGCACCCCGCCGGCAGACACAGCGCCACAGTCTCTTGCCGCTGGCGAGCAGGAAGATCGGCCGCAGCCCCAGCGCAAGAACATCACTGGCGATCCGGATGTGGACGAGTTGCTGTACGCCATCGACTGCAAGAACGAACTGGCGATCGAACAGGCCTTGAAACGGGTCGCCAACAGTCCCTACAGCCAGGCTCTTGCCAAACAAGGGCACGAATTTCTGGATGCCCAGGCGATGCAGGAAGCCCAGGAGCAGGCGAGTACGCGCCAAGCACTGAACATGGACGTCTCGACAGAGGTGCAGACCAGCCGTGGCCCGGTGATGGTGATGACACTGCCGCAGTTCGCCAACGGCCCGGCGATGCAAGGTCCGCAGGGTGACGGTGGTGGTGGTGGTGGTGGCGGAGATGGCGGTGGCGGTGGCGGTGGCGGTGGATAGCCGGAACACGTGTAGCAAGTTGAATCATCGAGAGAACACTATGGACATGCAGAACACCTCCGCGCTGCCCGATGTCAACGGGTCGGAACGCACCCTAAAAGAATCTATCCAAGCCCTGGCGGCGATGATCGGGACGCTTCAGCGGCGCGAGCACGCCTTGGACGATGTGGTCCGGGAGCAGTTGCAGCTTCTGCAGAGCGCCGTCAACAGTGCCGATCAGCGCGTCAATCGCGTCGTGGAAAGCGCACTTCCCCGGCTGACGCAATTGAGCAATCAGGCGCTGACGCAAACGTTGGAACCGGCGGCCGAGCGATTCAACAAGAAGATGGCAACTGCGGAGCAGACGGTCCAGCAGGCGACCCAGCGTTACGCGCGAGCACAGCACTCACTGGAAACAATGACAACGCGGCGCATGTGGATCGCATCGATTGCCCTGCTTGTGGCGGGTGTCATCAGCATGGTCGTCGCCGGCTACGCGCTCTACAGCACAAAAGCGGCTGTCGCTGAAGCCGCCCAAATCAGGGCGGAAATCACCTTTTTAGATCGCGTTGCTCGTGCCAATCTCGTTGCCTGTGGCAAGGACAGGCTATGCGCCGAGATCGACAAGAAAGGCCCGCGCTACGGCGATCAGGGCCAATTTCGTGTGGTCGCTCAGCGTCAAACGACCGCACGTTAGATCTCTCAATTTCTGACAACTTTGGGACGCGCAATCTGCAAGGTCAAACGAAAATGTGCTTCCAATCAATTTTTTGACCGCAGATTCACAACATGAACTGCAAGTGGATATGATCGTTACTCAATACTTGCAGGGGGAAGCATGGAACATTTTTCTATCGGCGTTATGACATGGGCGTTTGGCTTGGGGTTGCCTCTTCTATGGCTGATCGGTCACGGCATGCGCTTGGTAAATGCTTACTCGATGAAGCGCGAGCCACCAACTCATAGGCTAGGATTTTATCTTCCGGCCTGCTTCGTGTTAGGACTGGCCTTTGGCTGTTTTGCACAACCGTTGTGGGAAAAAGCGCTTGCTTGCAAAGAACAAGGCGGAAAGATAGGTGCATGCATGTTTATACCGGGATACAGCCCGTAGACCACTTCAACGGAAAGTAAAAAAGCCGCCCAGATGGGCGGCTAGCGAATCAAATACTCACCCGCGTGTTGCCAAGCCTTTCGCGGGTAACTGAAGCGTATTGGTCGGTCATCTCGATTCCCACCGCCTCGAATCCTTCCAGCTGCGCAGCCACCAACGTGGTTCCGCTGCCAGCAAACGGGTCGAGCACGCGACCTCCCGCCTCGCAGATGCGGACCAGCTGCCGCATCAATTCGGTCGGCTTGCCGGTCAGGTGGTGCTTGTCAGCCTTGCGCACCGACTCACGTATGACACCCGGCAGCACGGGCGCACGGCGATCCAGCGGCATGTTGCCCTTGCTGCCCCACACGATGTATTCGGCCTGGTTGCGGAAGCGCCCCAGCTGCGGCCGCACGCCTTCGGTCTTGTCCCAGACGGTGATGCCGCGCCAGGTGAAGCCGGCGATCTGCAACGCGTCGGTGGTCAGCGGCAGCTGCCGCCAGTCGGTGAACAGCAGGACCGGCGCGCCGTCCTTGAGCACGCGCGCGCACTCGGACAACCACAGGTGCATCCACTTCAGGTGCGAGCGTTGGTCGCGCTCGTCGCCGACAAAGTCGGCATGCCCGCCATCCCGGCAGTACTTGGTCGACGGCGGCCGGGCACGGGCAGCGGCGGTCAGGCCGCCACTCGCATACGGCGGATCAGTGATCAGCGCGTCGAACGAATTCGCTTCGAGCGTGGGCAGGATGGTCAGGGCGTCGCCCTGGAGCAGCTGGTTTTTCATGGTGAGAGCCTTCTTGGATTCGCTCGCGGCGATCGGAGGTGAGGCTCTCGGCCTTCAGGTGATTGAGCGTGCCGCAGCGCGGGCACTTGATCTGGATTTCGTCGAATGCGCCGGCCTTGCACAACAGGCGGGCGCATTCGCCACAACGGAGGTTCTTGAGCATTGCGTGGTCTTACGGTGGGAAAGGATTACGCGGCCGCTGGCGGCGCGTAGGGAGCGAAGGCGATGACCTCATCGCCCACCCAGTCGTTGATCTTCAACATGCGCGCCTGCAGCGGTTCCAGCTCGTTGGCGGCCCACACGGCAGCGGCCTCGCGGATCGAGCCGAAACCGCCAGCGTTCTGCGGCACGATGCCCATGAGTTGCGGCGGGATCCGCAGCGCGGCCAACATGTCGTCGCGGGTGATGCCCTTGATGCCGCTGAACTCATCCTTGGCCGCCACCTCGCTGACTGGGATCAGCTTCAGCCCGTCCTTGTTGCCACCCGGCGAGTACAGGAACAAATTGCGGAAATTGCCAGGCCCCTTGGCGCCCTTCATGGCGCTGCGCAATGCGTCGACGTCTTCCTGGCTCTGCTGCGGGTCGGTCAGGTAAAGGATGAAGCCAGCGTGCGAGCCGTTGTTGTAGTACTTGCGCCGGAACAGCGTGGCCGACTCGTTGAGCAGCGCCGACTGCATCGCTGGCATCCATTCGGGCAGGCCGTAGAGCTCCTGATCGACATCGGCCTCGCGTAGCTGGAACACGCTGCCCGGCTCGAACACGTGCTCGTCGTGCCAGGTGCGCACCTGGAAATACTCGCCCTCGGTGATGCCGCGCCGCATGTATTTGGACAGCGGCGCAGTCAGCGACAGCGCATTGCCCAAGCGGTTGCGACGGCGTTCGAGGTAGCCATTGCCCAGGGTGATCCAGTCCAGCGACAGCTGCTCGAAGGCCTCGCGCGTCAGCAGCCGATGCGGCTTGAACGTGCGCGCCAGCATGTTGCGCTTAAAGATCAGCCCAGACTGCAGAAACGGATTGCTGCGGGTGGTCTTGGACAGGCCATCCAGCGCCACCGGCGGCTCATACCAGCGCCCGTTCTGCCAGCACTCCAGATAGTCCAGCACCCCGCGCCCATCGAGCACCGGTGTCGGGTCGCCAAAGGTGAAGGCCTCGGCGCGTGCAGGCACGGCTGGCGCTGCAGGCGCGGTGGCGGGCAGTTGGTCGGTCAACATCAAGAGATCTCCATGAAGCCGGTGTTGCGCGCGGTGCGCCCTTCCAGCGGTTCGTTCTGCAGCGCGTGGAACAGTGCCCAGGCCAGGTCCGCGTGGCCGGTCTCTTCCGAGCGGCCAGCGGTGAAGGTGGCTTGCCGGCCACTGGCCGTCATCGTCTTGCGGATGGCCATCAACGAGTGCGCCATGTCGATCCAGCCGGCATCGAACTCCAGCCGGCCGTTGTGGATCACATCGAACGCCTTGAGTACCAGGCGCGTTTTGACCTCGGGCGAATAGCTGAAGGTGACCAGATTGGGGAAAAACTGCTTCACCAGCTGTGCCACACCGCTACCCATGCCGGTGGTGTCGATGCCGATATAGGTCACCCAGTACCGTTGCGTGACCCCATGAATAAATTTGGCCTGTGCAGCGAAGTCCATGCCACGAAACTGATGCCGTTCTAGGATGCGGAACTTGCCGCCGGGCAGCTGCGGTGGCGCCACCACGACCAGGCCGGCGGTGTCGCCGGTCTCGGCCGGGTCATAGCCGATCCACACCGCGCGGTCGCCGAAGGGACGCAAGGCAAAGGGTTTGTAGTCGTCGCCCCACTCGAGCCAGCTGTCGACCATGCACGGCTGCAGCATCGCCAGCGGGAAGATGCTGGCGCCGTCGTCGATGAAGTCGCACATCAACAGGTTGGCGAACGCGTCCGGGCTGTATTCCTCGCGCAGCTCGTCGATATCGAACAGGTCGCAGCCACGGCGCTGGGCGTCGAGGATGTTGACGATCTGCCGCCAGGCGCGGTCCTGGCAGCGGCGCCCGCCGGCCAGCGCATCGTGCGAGACATCGATCTGGATCCGCTGCGCGGCCGGCTTGCCCTTGTTGCGGCGCTCGCCAGTCCAGAACGTGTAGGCCTCGTGGGCCATGCTTGATGGCGTGCTGAAGTAGGTCTTGCGCCACTTCATGTGCATCGCCATGCCACTGGCGACCTTGTTCAATTCGTTGAACCCGTAGGTCCAGAAGAACTCGTCGAAGTAGAAATTGCCGTGGTAGCCCTGTGCGGTGCGCGCATTGGTGCCCAGGAAGAACAGCTCGGCGCCGTTGGGAAACACGATGGTGTCACTGCCGGACAGCGTCTCGTCGATCGTCTCGCGCACGAACTTCTGCATGTAGCTACGGAACAGGTGCGCCTGCGACTTGGACGCACTGAGGAAGATCTGATTGCGCCCGGTGGTGAGCGCGTCGATCAGCGCCTCACGGGCGAAGTAGTACGTCGCACCGATCTGACGCGACTTGAGGATGATGCGCGTGCGCTCGCTACCAGCCCGGTACCAATCGCGCTGATAGTCGAAGCAGCCGTCGACGAACGCTGTGGTCAGCTGCTCGATCTGTTCCTCGGTGAAGTCGTTGCGCTTGGGCTTCTTCTTCGGCGCGGCATTGCGATTGGCGACGGCCGGATTCAAGTCGGCCTCGTTACCGCCGCCCTGATAGCGCTGGATGCGCGCCTGGCGCTCTAGCTGCCGATGCAGCAAATCAATTTCTTTGAAGTCGCCGCCGGACTTTTCCGGCTTCATGATCAGCACGACCAGGCGCGCTTCGAGCGCGCCACCGATGCGCTCAACATTGTCTGCGCGATCCCACTCGTCACGCGCCTTCCAGCTGTGTACAGTCTTCTCGTTCTCGCCGATGGCCTGCGCAATTTCGGTCACGCGCCATCCCATCCAGTACAGGAACTTGGCCTGTCTGCGGGTGTCCATCGGGAGCTGGGTGGCAACGTTTTGCATGCCGACCAGGGTGCAGCCCACCTCTTAATCCCGACAGTTCAACGACGCGTAATCGCCTTGTTTACATGGTGGTTTCGTTGCTGCGCTTTGCGTCGCGTTTGACCATGGGTCATCGCAAACGCATCCAGCGCAAAGGACACCCATGTCGGGCAAGACCAAGAAGTTCCGTTCCAACTGGTTCCGCGTGGCCGTCGAAGGCGCCACCACTGATGGCCGCACGATTCAGCGCAGCTGGATCGACGACATGGCCGCCACCTACAACCGCGAGACCTACAACGCCCGCATCTGGATCGAGCACATGCGCAGCCTGCTACCGGACTCGCCGTTCCGAGCGTATGGCGATGTCACCGCCGTCAAGGCCGAAGAGGTAGAGATCGACGGCACCAAGCGTCTGGCGCTGTTCGCACAGATCGAGCCGACCGCCGACCTGATCACCATCAACAAGTCCAAGCAGAAGCTCTACACCAGCATCGAGGTGCAGGAGAAGTTCGCCAACACCGGCAAGGCGTATCTGGTCGGCCTGGCCGTGACCGATTCGCCTGCCAGCTTGGGCACCTCCATGCTCAGCTTTGCCAGCCAGAACCCGGATGCCAATCCGCTGGCAGATCGCAAGCAGTCACCGGGCAACTTGTTCACCGTCGCCGAGGAAACCGCGCTGGAATTCAGCGAAGTCAGCGAAGGCCCGGTCGCCAATCTGCTCAGCCGGATCCGCACCGCTCTTAAGAGCGAGGACGCCACCAGCATCACCGCCGCCCAGTTTGCAGACCTCGGCGAAGGCATCGAAGAGATCGCCGAGCACGTGCGCGGCCAGGACGAACGCTTCAACCGCCTGCAGGCCGAGCACGCCGAGCAGAAGAGCAAGCACGAGCAGCTGGCAAACGACCTGGCGCAGCTGCGCGAGTCGCTGTCGCAGCAGCCCGACCCCACGCAGCCCGCACGCCCGGTGGTCACCGGTACCGGCGCGGCCGTGTTGACCGACTGCTGATCCCTCCGCCCTTCGCACACCACACACACGCCGCCAGCGCCCCACCTTCGGAGCCACCATGCAAAACGCCACCCGCCTGCAGTTCAACCATTTCGCCGAGCAGATCGCCAAGCTCAATGGCATCACCTCCGCCTTCCACTCCTTCGCTGTCGATCCGACCGTGCAGCAGAAGCTGGAAACGCGCATGCAGGAGTCGAGCGAGTTCCTGTCCAAGATCAACATCATTCCGGTGGACGAATTGTCCGGCCAGAAGGTGGGCATCGGCGTCACCGGCAGCATTGCTAGCCGCACCGACACCGGCGCGGGCAAGACCCGCACCCCACGCAACGTGGCCGCGCTCGACAAGAACGAGTACCTCGCCAAGAAGACCGACTTCGACACCGCCATTCCGTATGCGCTGCTCGATACCTGGGCCAAGTTCCCGGACTTCCAGGCGCGCTTGCGCGATGCCATCGTCAAGCGTCAGGCGCTTGACCGTCTGCAGATCGGCTTCAACGGCACACACGCTGCCGCCGACACCGACCGCGCCGCATTCCCGCTGCTGGAAGACGTCAACATCGGTTGGCTGCAGCAGTACCGCACCAACGCCGCGCAGCGCGTGCTGGCCAGCGGCAAGACGGCGGGCAAGATGGTCATCGGCGCCGGTGATGGCGCGGACTATCGCAACCTCGACGCGCTGGTGTTCGATGTGGTGAGCAACTTGCTGGATCCGTGGCACCGCAAGGATCCGAGCCTGGTGGTGGTGCTGGGCCGCGACCTGATGCACGACAAGTATTTCCCGATGGTCAACAAGGACCAGGCGGCCAGCGAGAAGATCGCCACCGACCTGATCTTGAGCCAGCGCCGCGTCGGCGGCCTGCAGGTGGCCGAGGTGCCGTACCTGCCGGACGGCGCGTTGATGGTCACTTCGCTGGCGAACCTGTCGATCTACTACCAGACCGGCGGCCGTCGCCGTTACATCCAGGAAGTGCCCGCACGCGATCGCATCGAGAACTACGAGTCCTCCAACGATGCGTACGTGGTCGAAGACTACGGCCTGGGCTGCGTGGTCGAGCACATTGAGATTGAGGCCTAAGCCATGGCCGACAGTCCCGCCAAGCGTCACCACAGCCGCGTGCTCGCCGAGCTGGAAGCGGCCCAGCGCGCACCGCACCAGCTGATGGCCGGTGCGACGGCCTACGAGCAGCACATGGCGCAGCTGCAGAGCGATCGCCTGCGGCTGAAGCAGATCCAATCCACCCAGGGCAAGGCAGCGCTCAAGGTGCAGCTACTGCCGACCTACGTGCCGTACTTGGCTGGCGTGTTGGCCGGCGGCCAGGGCGCGCAGGATGAGATCGTCATGACGTGCATGGTCTGGCGCATTGATGCCGGCGACTATGCCGGCGCGCTGGAGCTGGGTGCCTATGTGCTCAAGCACAACCTGCAGATGCCCGACCGCTTTTCGCGCACGGTGGGCTGCGTGCTGGCCGAGGAAGTGGCCGAGGCGGCATTGTCGGCGCAGAAGACCGGCCAACCGTTCGATGCGGCCGTGCTGGCCGACACCGCCACGCTGACCGCCGAGCAGGACATGCCCGACGAGGTGCGCGCCAAGCTGCACCTTGCACTGGCCCGTGCGTCCCTGGCGGGCATCACCGACGAGATGCCCGCCGACCAGGCGCAGCCGATCGCCGCTGCCGCTGTGGCCGACCTGCAGCGCGCCATCGCACTGCACGGCAGCTGCGGCGGCAAGAAGGATCTGGAGCGCGCCGAGCGTCTCTTGAAGAAGTTCAGCGCTGAGCCTGCAGGCGCCAGCGCATAACCGAGCGTCCCCGCAACCCTCGCCGGCTCGGGGCCGATCCACAGCAACTCTTCGCTGCGGTGACGCCCCGACCACCGGCGATTTCTTCCGAGCCATCCATGAGCGGATTCACTGCCACCGGCACCACGAGCGCCACGCCTGATGCGATCGCCAATGCACCGTTTTGGCCGGCGATCGCACCGGCCACTGTGCGGGCGAGCATGCGTCTGGATGGCACTGTCACCGATGCCCGTCTGCGCCACGCCATTGTTGCCGCCATGCTGGCGGTCAACGATGAGCTGGATGCTTGGGCGCAGACGCAGCAGGCCGCCGGCTGGGCCGCGTTGGCCGATGTACCCAGCACCACCGTCGACGGCGTCTCGCGCCGCGTGCAGCTGTACCTGCGCGCCGTCGCGTGTGCCACGGCGGTCGAGGTGGCAGAGCGTTATCGCAGCTTCGACGCGACCGACAGCGCCAACCAGCGCGCTGATGACCTGTCACCGAGCATCACCGAGCTACGCCGCGACCAGCGCTGGGCCGTGCGCGACCTGCAGAACCTGCCGCGCAGCACGGTGGAGCTCATCTGATGCGCGTGCACGCCATGCAAGGCGACACCGTCGACCTGCTGTGCTGGCGCCACCTGGGCAGCACGGCCGGCTTGGTCGAGCGCACCTACCTCCTCAATCCCGGCCTGGCCGAACTGGGCGCCGTGCTGCCGCATGGCACGCCAGTGGAGTTGCCCGAGGTAACCACCACCACAGCGGCGATGACGCCGCTTGTGCAGCTATGGGACTGATCTAATGACCGAACCCACCTCCGTATCGAGCGGCTTTTTGATCGCCACCGGTGTGGGCCTTGCCTCCGTGCTGCCTGGCATCGACGGCGATGCGCTGATCGGCGCCTTCGCCGGCGGCGCGTTGTTCGTGGTGTCTGCCGCCAAGCAACCACTGCTGGCGCGGCTGATCTATTTCCCGGTGAGCGTGATCGCCGGCTACCAGCTGGCGCCGGAGCTGCTGCGCTGGTTGCCGATCAAGTCGAGCGGCGTGGCCGCTTTTGCGAGTGCGGCGTGCGCCATCACGGTCACGCTGGGCCTGATCGAAAAGAGCAAATCGTTGGACTTTTCCTTCCTACGTCGTGGAGGTCCGCCCAGTGCATAGCCTGGTCACCGTCCTGACGTTGATGGCCTCGCTCGCCATCTGCGTCCGCCTGCTTACCTACCACCGCCCGGTCGATGCGCGCCATCGACGCGGCGCGGGCTGGTGCCCGTGGTTGCTGATCGCCAGCACCGGCGGCCAGGCGTTGCACATCCTGCTGGCCGGCGCCGGCTCGCAAGTCAGTCTCTGGCACCTGGGCACGTTGATCGTGCTGGCGGTGCTCACCTACCGCGCCCAGGGCAATGTGGCGCGCATCCTGAAGGTCGATTGATGTTCACCGATACCCAACTCGCCTCGATCATGCAGTGCTCGGCCCAACGCGCACAGCGCTGGCACGGCCCACTGCTCGCCGCCGCCAACCGATTTGGCATCACCACCAAGCGCCGCGCCGCGCACTGGCTCGGCCAGCTCGGCCACGAAAGCCTGAGCCTGTCGCGCATGGAAGAAGGGCTGACGTACACCACCAGCGCACGGCTGTTAGAAGTGTTTGGCGCGCGTATCACGCCGGCCCAGGCGCCCAAGTTCCTACGCAACCCGGAGGGCCTGGCCAACTTCGTCTATGCCGACCGCCTGGGCAACGGAAACGCCGCCAGCGGCGACGGTCACCGCTACCGGGGCCGTGGCCCGATGCAGCACACCTTCCGGGGCAACTACCGCCGTATCGGTGCACTGATCGGCCTGCCGGTGGAAGAGCAGCCGGATCTGCTGCTGCAGGTCGAACCGAGCGCACTGGGTGCGGCGGCGTACTGGCACGACAACGGCCTCAACGTGCTGGCCGATGCGGGCGATGTGCTCGGCCTGGGCCGCAAGATCAACCTGGGCAACGCACGCGCTAAGCGCTTGCCCGAAGGCCACGGCGATCGCGTCACGCGCACGCAGCGTGCCCTGCAGATCCTGGGTGTCAGCTGATGGTCACGCGCCTGATCATCCTGCTGGCGCTGATTGCACTGCTCGTTGGTGGCTGCGTGTGGCAGGAGCAGCGCGTCAGCGCCGCGCAGAAAGATCGCGACGCCGCGCTGCAGGCCAAGCGCCAGGCCGAGGCGGAACGCGACAGCGCCAAAGGCTCCACCACCGTCGTGACGCAGTACGTCGACCGCGTGCAGATCGTGCGCGAAGCCGGCGCCACCATCACCCGCGAGATCCCGATCTATGTCACCCAGAAAGCCGATGCTGCTTGCGCTATCCCTGCTGGCTTTGTGCGGCTGCACGACGCCGCCGCCACGGGCCACCCTGCCGGGCCGCCCGCCGGAGATCCTGATGCGCCGGCCGCCGGCATTACGCTCTCTGGCATTGCCGGCACCGTTGCCGACAACTACATCAGCTGCCACGCTACCGCCGCGCAGCTGAGCGCGCTGCAGGACTGGATCGACCTGCACGCACCAGAGCCGGCGCCATGATCAAGCCCGCCAGCCTGCGCGCGCATCTGGTCGCGGCATTGCCGGACCTGGCACGCGATGCCGACCGACTGCTGGTGTTCATCGACGCCGGCAGCCTGGTCAGCACGTTCCAGCCGGGGCTGTCGTTTGAGTACCAGTACACCCTCAACCTGATCGTGACCGACTACGCCGGCCATCCAGACAGCGTGATGCTGCCACTGCTGGAGTGGGTGCAGGTCAATCAGTCCGAGCTACTCTCCAACCCCGCGCGCCGTGGCGACATCGCCTTCGAGGCCGACATCCTCGCCAATGATGCGGTGGATCTGTCGATCAAGTTGCCGCTGACCGAACGCGTGGTTGTGACCGCAAAGGATGGCGGCGGCTACGACATCACCCATGCACCCGAGCCGCAGATCGATCCGACATGGATGACCTGACCGCGCTGGAGACCTGGGCCGCACCGCTGCTGGCGCGCCTGCAAGAGGGCGAGCGGCGCAAGCTGGCACGCAAGATCGGCACCGCGTTGCGGCGCTCGCAAAGCCAGCGCATCGGTAAGCAGCAAGCACCGGACGGCACTCCCTACGCACCACGCAAGCAGCAACTGCGGGATAAGGCGGGCAGAGTCAAACGCAAGAAGATGTTTGCCAAGCTGCGGCAGGCCAAGTACTTCAAGGTCAGCGCCAGCCCTAACCACGTGAGCGTGGGATTCATGGGACGCGTTTCCCGCATCGCACGCGTGCATCAGGAGGGCCTAAGTGAGCAGGTGCGGCCAAGTGGCCCGAGGGCGCGTTACGAAAAACGCATGTTATTGGGTTTTACCAAAGAAGATCGTCACATCACAGAAAACATAATCCTAAGTCACTTTGGGGATGGCTAGTCTCAATAAGACCCCTGTCACTTACATGATCTGTGCGGCTCAACTGATTTTCGCGAAGAAAAACGCTGCCAAACGAAGTGGCCTCCATTGCTCCATCCCGCCTGAATTGTAGTCTCGGCTGTGAGTGACTAGCTGTTTAAGAGACTTCCCACGCACCCCACGCCACGCAAATCGAACGGAGAAATAATGAGCACTTCACCGAACTCAACCTCAGCTACTGCACGAAATAAATTTCTGTTAGCTGGTGCCTTGCTAGCCACGGCATTCGCCGGCGCAGCTTCTGCAAGAGACATAGGTTTGTTCTGGCAAGCAAGCGAGATGACCTCATACAACGCGAATGGTCCATCCAGATCTGAGATTTGGAGCAACCAATGGAAGTATGGATATGCCAGGTGCAAGAGCGGCTTTCCACAAACAAAGTCAGTACGTCTCGGAAGGACGAGTGCAGGTTGGATCGGGTCAGGTAAATTTAATGTCACTGGCGAGTGGATTTGTGTAGACAGGTAATCATATTTTCTGAATTCACAATCAATCGATCGTGGCAAATGCTTGCACTGATTTGCAGTAGTTAAAATGCAACTCCTTTAGTTCAGATCGCCTTGTAGAGCAGCGCTCTACAAAGCATTTGCATTGGTCTGAACGACCCGATGGGGAACCCTACCTGGATTCCCCATTGGTGCCACTATGGCTTCTTTCACTGCAGTTGACCTCTCTAAGCTGCAGGCGCCGGATTTGATCGAGGCGCTGGACTTCGAGACGATCTTCGCTGAGGCACTTGCCCAGTTTCGCAAGCTGCTGCCGGAATTCTCCGCACTCACGGAATCGGATCCGGTCTACAAACTGCTGCAGCTGTTCGCAGCCCGCGAGCTACTGGTCCGCCAGCGCGCCAACGACAAGGCCCAGCAGACCATGCTGGCCTTCGCCACCGGCACCAACCTCGATCACCTGGGCGCGCTATTCGGCGTCGCGCGCCTGGTGCTCGATCCGGGCCAACCGGAGACAGGCATTGCACCGACCTACGAGTCGGACGTGGACTTCCGCCGCCGCATCCAGCTGGCGCCGGAGGGCTTCAGTGTTGCCGGCCCCGAGGGTGCCTACATCTACCACGCGCTCAGCGCGGCGGCCGATGTCATGGACGCCAGCGCCACAAGCCCGGCACCCGGGCAAGTGCTGGTCACGGTTCAATCGCGTACCGGCAACGGCACGGCTCCCCAGGCATTGCTGGACGAGGTCGCTGCGATCCTCACCAACGATGACGTGCGCCCGCTAACCGACAGTGTCACGGTCCAGAGCGCACAGATCGTCCCGTATGCCATTCGCGGGCGTGTCTATACCTACGCTGGCCCAGACTCGGCAGTGGTCATGCGAGAGGCGATGCGCAGCCTGCAGGCGTATCTGGACGAAGCTCACCGCATCGGCCGTGACGTGCCCGAGTCAGCGATCAAGGCAATGTTGTTCGTCGCTGGCGTGCAGCGCGTTGAGCTGGACTCGCCTGTTGCCGACATACGGATCAGCCGCACGCAGGCTGCGTACTGCATCTTGATCGACATCGTGCACGCCGGCATCGATGAGTAGTTCACCGCTGCCGCCCAACGCTACGCCGATGGAGCGCGCCCTGGCGGCCGTCACCGAGCGTCTGGAAGCGATCCCGCTGCCCTATCCGGACTTGTGGAATCCGGACACGTGCCCGGCTGGCCATCTGCCATGGCTGGCCTGGACACTATCGGTGGATGACTGGAAGGCCGACTGGAGCGATGCGGTCAAGCGTTCGCGCCTGCGTAGCGCCATGGCGATCCAGCGTCGCAAGGGCACCGCCAACAGCGTCCGCATGGTGGTGGCTTCGTTCGGGGGGGCGGTGACCATCCGTGAGTGGTGGCAGCAGCAGCCGCGCAGCCAGCCGCACACCTTCGAGCTGACGCTCACGCTCAATGGATCCGATGGGCGGGCTGCGAGCGCTCGGTTTGTCGATGAGGTCATCGCCGAGGTTGAGCGCACCAAACCCGTTCGCTCGCACTTCGGCTTCGTGCAGGGGCTTCAAGCCACCGGCAATGTCTCGCTGGTTACCGGTATTCGCATCATCAACTATCGCCGTCTGTCGATGACGGCGCAGGGATAAGCCATGGCATTACAACTGGTCCTCACCACCGCTGGTCGTGCAGCGCTGATCAACGCCGAGAAGAACGGCACCAACGCCGTCAAGGTGACCAGCATCGGTTTCACTGCGGCGGCATTCGCTGCAACAGATGACCTGAAAGCAGTCCCAGGCCAGCACCTGGCGCTCTCCAGCATCTCGGGCGGCACCACATCGTCCACCACCATCCACGTCAGTGTCAGCGAC